GGCCAGTTTTCTAGTGGTCCTGCGACTGACAATCGCATGGCCCCACACACCGTGGTTGGACGGTGTGCGTTCCCCCGGCTTTGCTGTCGACCAACGGCGGTGCGTGTCATGTGACGTTACATGGCAGCCGCACGTTGGTGCAAATCCGCCATGTGCCGATTCTGATCGGCCTAGTTCCCACGGAGGCGAAAGCTAACCACGTCGGGAGCACCCAGCGCTACTGTAGAGGGATGTCAATGCGTAACCTTGGAATGCGTCAGTCCTAGGAACGTGCTGGGAAGGCAGAAAAGGGGAAAGGGGGTCGGCGGCCGCGGGCCGCCGACCTTGTAGCCACCAACACCTCAGAGTCCCGGTCGCGCTCTGTTGCAAAAGACCATCGTGCTATGGACCTTATGACAACCACAACCAACCGGACGGGAGACTACACTCCCGAGACAATACCATGGGACGCTGCTAAGGAAGACCGCCGCAAAACTAAAGATCGAAAGAAAAAGAGCAAGGGGATGGCGAAGGCTAAGAAGAGTTTAGCAGATTATAAGCAGCGGCGTGATAGAGGTTGTGTGACGGCAAAGAAGATGACACCCAAGGAGCGTTCTGCACTTGCGGTGAAGGCGAGGCTGCGTTCTGGCACTAATGAGCCGGCAGCTGCACGCGATGCCCGTTACCGCGCCCTGAATGCGTTGGACGCGAGGCCCGAGGATGATCGTCTCATCATCGAGGCTGAGTTGGTTCGTGCGGGAATCGAGACCAATCCTGGCATGACCGACCCGGTTAGGAAAATTCGGCTTGTGTACACCCCAGATTTTCATGTGTTCAATGAATGCCCCAATAAAACCACTCTGGCTGTGAAACAGAGTGAGGCCTTCACAGGCCATTTTAGGGTGGACGGAAAACACAATGATATCGTCGTATGCAGGCAGTGTGGGGTACCATTAACTTTGGACAAGAGAGATTCGTTGTATTATCACCCGTTTGATGCAAAAATGGTGGAGGACGTCATGGGGTTAGTGCGGCATCCTGCGTTAAAGGGCTGGCACGATCAATTAAGTGACGCGGAACCATTTACAACAACTACAACGACTGCTGGGCCGTCCAAACCCACATACAAAGAGGCTCTTGATATCAAAATCGTCAAGAAGGAACCAAACGAACAAGCCGCCGTCGAGGCTGACGTCGGCAAACCAAAAGAGAACAGCGTTGTCGACCACGCTGTTGTTCCGGTTGTTGAACCGAAGGCGGCCACACCTGTGGCCGCACCGGTGGCATCTCCGCCACCGTTGCCCCCTGTGGTGGCGCCTCCAGCGCCACCTCCTGCTAGGGTTTACGACGGGTTTAGACCAACTGGCTTTCAACTGTTGCAGTTTTGCCAGAGGGTCTATCCCAACACAGTTTCTGCGGTCATGCGTGCGTTCAATTCCACGCATAATCGTATGGTCGGTGTTGAGTCCGTTCGTGCTTCCCCAGGGGATGTCGTTCTGATGGAAGTCAGACCGAAGATTTTGGATACCCCATTCCAATGGCTTAACAGTTTATTGCGGCCAATAGCGCGCTGGTCATGCGCGTGGCACAATGCCCAGGTGCCGGATGGGGCCCCGATATCGCATTTATGTGCGTTGGTCGGGGGTTGGATTTACAGAGCGCTAAAGTGGATGAATTTCATTCGTCGTGTTCCAAACGAAGCCACCTTGAAGTTCGCACCACATGTCGTCAGCCAAGCAGCTGCTGATTATGCCAATCATGCTTCCGCTGAGACAATTAAACTCAATGCGCACTATAAGGTTTTGCAAACACCTACTTTGAACATCGATCAGACTGAATATTTGGCTGTTAAGCAGGGCACCGAATTGATGGTCGAGATCGCTGCGACTGCACAACCTTTAAACGAGACGTGGGGGGGCCAAGATCTTGTAAAACAAGCGTTGTGTGCGACAGGTTACGTAAGCGATCAGCTGACGTGGCCTACTCCACACAACGCAAGACTTATGCCATCGGTGCTAGACCCGCTGACCTTGGCGCCCCGGAACCCTTGGCGTTGCGCGCACTCGCCGGAAGTGCTAACATCAGCCACCCTGGGATTATGCGGTGTCGCAGCCGTAATTACCGTCGTCTTAACGCGGGATCAATTCCAGGATTTTGTCCTCAAACCGGTGATAGGAACCATTTCCCGAGCTGTATTCGCGGTCTTGCGAAGCGTATTCTCCCTGATGTGTACGAGGCTTGTGATGGTAGGATCAACGATGTCGCGCGTTTTGTTCGAGGTTATCTCGAACAAAACGTTGCGAAGGTGAAAGAAGTAATGCCTTTTGAGGAGTGGTTGTCGTCGACTGATTACACCGAAAATGTGAAAGCGGAACTTCGCGAGGTGCGCCGACGCATTGAGACGACAACCGGATTGCCGAAGGCCAAGCAGTGCCTTCGCGTCAAGTCTCATATCAAAAATGAGAGTTACGATGACGTAAAAGAGTTGCGCTGGATCAACGCGCGGCCCGACTGCTATAAAGTGTTCGCTGGCCCAGTTGCGAAGACTATCGAAGAACAAGTTTATAAGATAGAACACTTTATCAAACATGTCCCCGTGCCCGACCGTCCAAAACGAATATTGGCGATGAGGGCGGCCGGGCGTCGTTACTATGAGAACGACTACACCTCGTGGGAGGCCAGGAATAGGCCCCGTTTTCAGCATGCTGTCGAAATGCAACTTCTTTGGTGGGTTTGTGGAGATTGTGCTCCCCATCTTTGCAGATTGATAGAGAAAGTTGAAACAGGGGTCAACCACTTACACGTTTTCGCCGGCGTGTCGTGTGATGTTGAAGGTGAACGTATGAGTGGTACGTCCTTCACAAGCGTGTTTAATGGGTTCGGAAATCTTATGCTATTTAAATACATTTGTCGGTGTAAGAATATGGCGGGTGGAGGTTATGTCGAAGGTGATGATGGTTTGTTCTGGTGTGAAGGCTCATTAGCGGAGTCCGACTTTGAACGTCTTGGCTTTGTTGCCAAGATTGTCGAGTTGCGTGACCCCTGTTTGGGCCACTTTTGCGGCATGACCTTTACCGAAGATGGTACTATAATGAAGGACCCACGCAGGGTTTTCCGAACGTTTGGCTGGACGCAGAGTTTCATGGGAGCTGGGAATCAGATTATGGATGAACTCTTGCGTGCAAAAGGGCTCAGTTTGGCTTATGAACTGCCGCAATGTCCTATCCTGGGGGCATTGTCCCGCAGAGCCATTGAGCTTACCAGCGGTGTCAACATTAAACATTGGCCCGATCAGTGGTCGAACACAGACCATGACACTCTTTTGTCTATGCAAATACCAGATTTTGCACCAACTCGCGCAGCTCGTGAAATGATGTCACAGCTGTATGGCATTTCGCCAGACGTGCAGTTGAAAGTTGAGGAACTCATCCGTAATGACGATTATGACCAAATCCAGAGTTTAATTCCTCCTTCAGCTGTTCAAAGCAAGTATGTTTCTGCGTACATCGAGATAACATAACTGTGCTGTTCCAAGTAAACCCCTAATTAACCGTAAGCCCATGGG